ATCAACCCCCAAAAGTGAGGATTAAAAATGGCTACATTTAGCGGAAGCGATGGGGTGATCTTGGTTGGAACTGACCAAGTTGCCGAAGTTCGTTCATATTCTATCGATGAAACGATGGACACCCTAGAAGACACCAGCATGGGCGATAGCGCCAGAACCTATAAAACGAGTTTAAAATCGTTTAGCGGTTCAGCGGATGTTTTCTTTGATGATACTGACACATCTGGTCAGGGCGCTTTAACTGTTGGCACAAGCGCAACCTTGAATATCCAGATGGAAGGTAACACCACTGGCGACCATAAACTAAGCGGAACGGTCTTAGTTACTGGTCGAACAATCACCGGATCTTTTGATGGCTTAGTAGAAGCCAGCATTACGTTCCAAGGAACTGGTGCTTTGACTGAAGGCACTGTTGCATAACTAGGAGAAAATGAATTATGGCGGCTAATTCTAAATCTAAAGGCATGGGCGTTATAGAACGCGCAAAGGCCCATTATCAAAATCAGCCCATTAAGGAAATCGTTGTTCCTGAGTGGGCTGATGATGATGGTCAACCTTTCACGTTCTATTGCCGGCCATTTACTTTGCAGGATCAAGGCAAATTGCAGTTTGCGGTTAAAAACCAATCGGAAGCAGATGCTCTTGCAGAGGTTTTAGTTCTAAAAGCGTTGGATAATGATGGAAATAAAATCTTCCAGATTGGCGATAAAGCGGCACTACGCGGTCAAGTTGACGCAAGTGTACTAGCTCGTATTGCCAATCAGATCATGGGTTCAAACGCTGAGGATCTGGAAAAAAACTAAGGCAGAGCGAGGAACGTCAGTTTTTATTTTTTCTCGCTGAAAAGCTGGGCAAGACGGTCGAACAAATTGAAGCCGAAATGTCTATTGATGAATTTTTGGAATGGTCTGTTTATGTTAGAATACAATCAGACCGACAAAAACAGGCGATGAATAAAAATGGCAGACAACAGGCTACAGCTAAAACTAGGCGCTAGAGACGAAACTCAGGCGGCGTTTAGAACTTTAAAATCCTCGCTCGCTACAACAAACACAGCCTTTGCAAACCTCACAAAAGTCGCGGCTGGATTAGGTGTCGTTTTCGGCGCTGTATTCATCCGCGACTTGGTGGAGGTTAATAAAAAGTTCCAAAGCCTAAAAGCATCGCTTGTAACCTTTACGGGTTCTGTAGAAAACGCAGATGGCGCTTTCCAAATATTAAAAGATTTTGCAAAGACAACGCCGTTCTCGCTGCAAGAAGTGGTCGGGTCTTTTAACATTCTGGTGGCGCAGGGGATTAAGCCGACAGAAGCGCAGCTTGGATCTTTCGCGGATATTGCTGGCGGTACATCTAAATCAATTATGCAATTCGCGGAAGCTGTCGCTGATGCTTCTGTTGGCGAGTTTGAGCGGCTTAAAGAGTTCGGTATAAAAGCCGGGAAGGAAGGCGATCAGATCACCCTCAGAATGGGGGATATAACAAAGGTCGTGGATAATGACGCTGAAGCTATTGTTCAAGCATTATCAGAAATATCGGAAGTCGCGTTTGCTGGCGGCGCAGCGCGGCAAGCGGCCACGCTGGGTGGCGCAATCACAAATCTGCGGGATAACGTGGATGAATTTATGTTTGCCGTTGGCGAGGCTGGTTTAGGGGATGCGCTGGTAAAAGCCATCAAGTCTCTAAGCACTTTTATATCTGGCAACGAGGCGCTTGCCAAAACTATATCTGACAACCTTACGAATGCCTTATATGCCGCGGTCATAGGCATTCGCTTTATTGTTGATAATCTGCAAACACTTTTGACCGCTTTGGGCGTTGTTTTCAGCATAAAAATGATTCGAAAAGTGATTACCACAGGTAAGGCAATGTTGACCTTTGGTAAGGCTGTCATCAACGCGATGTATGCTACCAAAGTGTTTAGCTCGCTTATGGGCGGCAGTTTTACTAAAAACCTTGGTAAGGTCGGGAAAGGTATGATCGGCGTCACTGGCATGGGCCTTTTGCTCACTGGCAGTTTGCAAGACATCATCGAAAAGATGGGCGAAAATGTCGACATCACGGAATTGCTTGGTGGTGTTTATAAAACTCTGGGTCTTGACTCAGAATCTTTAGAAGCAAAATTTAATGAATTAACACAAGAAATCGGGGTTACCGATTCTGCTATTATAAGCAACACCTCTACGCTGTCTGATTATATTCCAACGTTGGGTGATACAAGTGACGCGACAGGCACCCTTTCGGGATCAACCGCCGATCTAACGTCTGCTTTTGATAACGTGAATAAAAGACTTAATCCGTTTGAAACCGCGCTGGCGAGCTTAGGGGCAGAAAAGGCGGTTTTACAGAAGCTATTTGATTCGGGCAAAATCAGCGCGGATGAATATAAGGACACCATTAACACGCTATCCCGCGAGGCTCTTGGTTTGGACACCACCATGTCTGATTTGGCGGTTCAGACAGAAATAGCTGAGAAGGCTTTTGACTCCGGTGGTATATCTGGCGAAGAATACGCGGCAATAATAAGCGACATTAAAAGCCAAATCATCGACTATAACGCGGAGAATGAGAAAACATTTGGCGCGGGTGCGATCAAAGGCGTCAAAGATTATTACGAGGCGATTTCTGACAATGCCTCAAACATGGCTGATTTCGTCACCGGATCTTTCGGGTCTTTGGAAACAACGCTTTCTGACTTCTTCCAAACTGGCGAGCTAGATTTTGGCACGTTTACCGATGCCATAAAAAAGGGCTTGGCTGACCTTGCTGCAAAGGCTGTTATCACCACAGGCTTGAACTTCCTTGGCGATGTTTTCCCCTCTCTTAGCTTCGCGGATGGTGGTATGGTTCCCGGCTCTGGTGGGCCAAGAGCGGATGACGTTTTGGCGCGGGTTTCATCTGGCGAATACGTTGTAAACGCTGCCAGCGTTGATAAGTTCGGCAAGGGTTTCTTTGATGCAGTAAACGCCGGGAAAATGCCGGGCGGTGGCATGGGCATCAGCAAAGACATAATGGAATCAATAACGCCGGGGTTTTTCCTTGGCGGTCTTATCAAAGATATTACCGGCATCGACATCGACATAATTGGCGGGATTGGTGACATAATTGGCGATATTGCCGATGCGATTGGTGATGTGATTGGAGTTGTCACCGATGCCATTCGCGGAATGGTTGAAGGCATAATGAGCGGTGACATGGCAACCATCGCGGCGCTTGCGCTTCCTTTTGTCTTGCCGGGAATTGGATCGGCTGTCTTTGCCAACCTTGGAGCGGGGCAAGGCTTCGCGGCAGCGGTTGGAAATGGAATGTCTAGTTCATTCGCCTCTGGAATTTTAGGTTCGGGCGCAAGCCTGTCATCCATCGCCACATCGGTCGGGATAGAATTTGCCAAGGATAGCTTCACCGATATGTTATCATCGTCGCTTAGTGACATGATCCTTGGCGTTACCGGCGGCATGGGGCGCAGCAAGGGCAGCTTTTCAACCAATAGATCAGACAGCTTTGCGAACCTATACAGCGAAGCCTCGCCTTATTTAGCCGGGATGACGGGCGCAAACGTTCACGCCGGGGATAGCGTTAGAGTTGGCGAGCGTGGCGAGGAAATGTTCATCCCCCAGCGGGATGGAACCATTGCGCCAATCAAAGGAAACGCATCTGACTTGATCGGCGCAGTAAACGAGATGAAAGATGAAATCGTCACCTTGCGCCGCCAGATGTCGCGGATGATGGCGGGAAGTCAGCTTGCGGGGGTTAGAAGTTAATGGTCGCAACAACCCTTGCGGATCTGGTCGCTGATCCATACGCGAAGAAGAAATATCTGGTTATCCTAAAGCCGTATGACGTAAGCGGCGCGTCTGAACTGACGCTTTACTATTCCGGGGAAGGCTTCGTTACATCCCCGACAGACAGCCCAGCCAACACAATATTTGAGCCACGCTTAGTTGAGCCGATTTCCTTTTCGCGGTCTATGTTTTCATCGGGCAAGCTGGGCGGGTTTTCTGTTCCCGGCTTTGGCGAGTTAGTTCTGACCAACGCGGATGCTGGCTTGGATGATTGGTCTGGCTATGCGTGGGATGGTCGATCCGTTGAAGTTCGCGTTGGCGAAGCTGGCGCTGACTTTCAATATTACTTCACCATCTTTAATGGCGAAGCGAAATCCATAGAGTTTGATGAC